AGTTTGTAGAGAAATACTAACTCTATTTCCTCCATTTTCATCATCAAGAATTTTATAAGATCCATTTATGGATACTGAACATGGATTCTCCAAAAGATAACAAACAAGTTTTTCTTCATAAAAACCTTCTTTAATATCTGTGATTAATTTTTCATCAGATTTTAAAAGTACAAGTTTTACTGTCATTTTCCTTTCACACCTCTTGTTATTTTAGCAACAAAAAAAGGAGGAGTCAACCTGGATTGTGCCAGGTGCTCCTCTGCGCCGACGATATTCATTTATATTTATTCTCCACCATCTCCTCCACTTCCATCTCCACCATCTCCATTACCACCAGCACTTGAACGACTTCTTACCGGAACTGCTTTTCCTTTTGGAATTTGTTTTGATTTTCCTCCAGAATAAACAGTATGGGGAACTGAATTCTTATATGCAATTGTTTTGAATTCGTCGAAAGATTTCATTTTTATTTTTATTTAGAGATAATCTTTCCGAGTATGATGTTCTGGAACAATTTTACCAAGAATAATTGTTAACAGTCCATCCTCGAAAATGACATCCTTGATTGTCGTATCATCAGATAATGTCCATGCTCTCTTGAAACTTCTTTGAGCCAGTCCCTTATGGACGTAGCGGGTATCAGTCTCTCGGTCTTCTTTTTGTCCTTCAACAAAAAGTTTTCCATACTCTGTGTATACATAAACTTCCTCCTTCTTAAATCCAGCAAGTGCAAGTTCTAAACGTGATTCAACGTTGCTTACCTGAACAAGATTGTATGGGGGATAGTTAGAGGTAGTTTCATGAAGATTGAATAGACGGTCAAAATATTCGTCCATTCCAATACTGTTGCGGGTAATCTTGTCCAGAAGAGTATTCATGTCCGCAGTAGTATAACGTGAAAGATTAGTCATTATGGTAGCTCCTTGAAAAGCGAGTTTGTGTTTTGTGGACCCTTTCGGCATCCATTAGTAATTATACAAGAAACGAAAAAAAGAGGTATCGGTAAAACCGAACCTCTTTTTAGGGTGTTCCGACTTTTGTAGAGACCGCACGAAAGGTCTCAACTATATTTATTCGGTTTCTACTCCTTTTCCTTTTTTACCGATATTGTATTTTTGCTCAAGAATCCAGTCTCCCTTATCTTTGTAAGAAAGAACCTTGATTTGATTGAGTGGGGCAATATCAGCAACTCTATCCTCTTTAACTACAGCAATTAAACCCCAGTCAGCAAGAAGACGTGTAATACGATTTCTACGCTGAACATCATTAATAGTAAGATTTGCGTGCTTACCATCAAGGGCAAATAGTTCCTTAAAGTGGACAATATAGTATCTACCTTGCTTATGAAGAATATGGCAAGATTGATAGAGTTTTTTCTCCTTACGTGATGCAACTCCGATACGGGTCAAAGTTTCACGAACTTTCAAAAAGTCATCAGGTTCATTAAGAATTACCTCCACCATTTGGTCCTGAGACCAATCAACAGTAGGTTCTACCGTAGTAGTCATTTTGATCCTCCAGTTTCAAGTCGTTTTTTAATAAAGTTAATTTGTTCTTTTGTCAGGATTTTCAGTGCTTGGGATGCTTTTTCATTACTATAACCATAATAACGCTTAACACATTCTAAGTCTGCGATTTTATCCTTTCGGAGCCAGGGAGAAAATCTCTTCCGTTTCCTAAGAGTATTTAGATAAAACGAATATTGCATATCTTTGTCAAGTTGATGGTGCATATTCATTTCATTTGCATACATCACACAATCAATATGTCCAGATAGGCAACGATTAATAATGTATGGAGGATAAGAAGAAATATCTTCCGATAGATCTTCTTTCGTGAAATTAACCGAGTTCAACCAGTCTTTAAGTTCGTAAGTCATCGTATAATTTGAATGTCATCATCATCAGTCCAGAGTTCGACCTTTGTTCTAAACCTATTCTCTTCCTTAAGTTTTTCATAACGCTTAGTTGCTTTCTTCTTCCACCAAGCAATGATGTTTTCCAGATAGAACTTATCCCAGTTTGGGCCACGAACAAGTTCTTCTTGCTCTCCAAGAATTACTTCTCGAACATTAGAATATCCATATTCGCAAATATAAAATCTTTTCTTTTGAGTGAGAGTAAATGCAGCATCAATTACTTCATTAAAAATATCAAGTTTTTCTTTATCTTCAAGATAATTTTTAATAATTGATATCATCTTTGTCTGACGCTTCATCTTCTTTGACGACACTTTATTATCTGTTAATGGTTTATTATTGTTCAAATAAGTAAAGTGATTGTGAAGTTCATGAAAAATATCATCATGAAGAAGAGGCAGAAACTTACTCTCAGTCAGTCCTTTATATCTCATAAATGGTTTCAAACCATCATACTGAGAAGCATCGGTAACTGAACCATACAATGATGTGGTTTCAAACAAAGCAATATCTTTTTCAAAGACTTCATTGAGAGTCTCTCTTGCATAATGAGAACAGCAAAGAAGTGCAAGAAGTTTTCCACCAAGATAATTGTAACCAAAAGGTTGCGATGGAACAATTACAAATCCCATAGCCGCATGGCGATTAAAAATAGAAAGATTGGGAGATTCTCCTAACCATTCATTTCTTGGTTTTGAGTTAATAGTTGGAGAACCAAAACGAATAAACCCAATAATTTTTTTAGTAGTCTTTTCATAGACAATCCACTTTAACTCCCTACCAGGAATATTCTGCTCGTTATTATGAGATGAAACTGAAGTTAATAACTCAGTAAAAACTTCCTGAGATACTTGCATACGTCCACCTTCAACCTTTCCACCAACTTTAACAATCTCAAACTGCATATCTTCCGGATGGATATCTTCATTGAAAAATTCATCTTTCAAAGAAAATAAAGTATTTTTTCCCGATATTACTTCCATTTTTACAAAGCGAATATAATCTTCAATATTTCTCATATGAGAAAAATATTGAATAAAATTATCCGCAGCATTATTTAAAAAGGGTTGATGCTCTTTCCAATTCACTTCTTGCCCAGAAATAATCATTATCAAACAATCAACTTTTTACTTGGGGATTTAATTATGGAGAACATTTCTTCATATTGCTCTACAATTTGTTCTTGAGCTTCTGAAATATAAACAACATATTTCTTAGAAACTTCTAGATCAATATCTTTATCTTTCAGAAGAGGAGACCAAGGAGCAAATCCCATCTGCCCATTTCCAGTAGGAATAGCCATGATTGGATTACGAATAACAATAGCATCCATTAAATCTCCAACTTGGTCTGCAATAACATCTTCACCAGACCACATACGAATTAGTTTTACATTCATTTGAATTCACCTTTCTTTTTTATTGAAAATATTTCTAATTTTGAGGATTGTTCCTCTTTCCATTCAAATGGAGTATCATCCTTCAACCAATCAGGGCAAATAAAAGGTTCTTGTTTAACTTCAAGAACTACCCATTTTCCATCTTTCTTAATTAGTCGTCGTTCAGCAATTACATCATCTATAAAGTTTCCTTTTTCAGCATTACAAATTTCACACATATTTTGTAAGTTTGTGTGTTCTAATCTCATACTCCAATATCTTCTAATGGGGTAGATATGGTCAATATTCATTCTAACATTATCTTCGGTTTCTCCACAGCAATTACAAACTCTTTTTTTGTGAAGTTTATAATAATTGCGTAGATAATCTCTACGATATAATTTCCACTCTTCCGACAAATACCACTTATCAGCAATTGACTTTGGAACTTGAATTGGTGCTACAGAAACCCTACTACCTCCACCTTTATTTTGAAGGATTTTTTTATGTTCTTCAGACCCACATTTTACATATTTATATTGTTTGGTTCTATTATCCCATTTCCTATATGAAGTTGGTGATAGTTTTCGTTTCCAATGAACTGAATGTGGTTCAATAGTTCCATCTTCATTATAAATCCAGTTAGTCATTTTAACATTACAATAATTTATGTTTTTTAATTAAATTTTCTTTCCAAGGAATAACTCTCAAATTTTCCAATTTGGCGATTTCTTCTGGTGGGATATTATTTACAAATCCTTCATACACTGGATATATATGGTCCAATTGATATCCACCATCAACACCACATAAAGTTCTTGGTTTATTTTCTGGGTTAATAAAATTTTTAAATTTTACATAATTTTTTTCAGTTAATAAATCCACTCTTTGCCTATATTTTTTATATTCTGGCGTATCCTCCCTATATTGTGGATGATTTTTTCCTTTTGGGTAATTTCCTTCCCTTATTTGACCCTTTTGTTTTTGCTGATAAGATTCAACTCTTTCATCACTAATAGCAGTAAGACCTTTATTCCAAGGAGCAGTCCCTTCAATTCCTTTATTCCAAGGAATATAATTTTCTTTCGCCTTCTTCATCTTTTCTAATGTTTCGGCAGAATATATGTTACTTTTTCCTTTATTCCAAGGAATTTTTCCTTTATTGGATTGTTTAATTTTTTGCTTAGTTTCCTCACTTAATGGTCTTCTTGGATATGAAATTCTACCAAGAATAAATTCAGCACCAGGGCACTCAACAGACCTTTTATTTTCTTGTCCGTTATTCCACCATTTTGCTCCTCTTTCAATCATAATACTAACTTGCTTTTGCTATAACTATTTATACAAACGCAACTTTGTATTACTTGAATTCGCATTCGACCATTAACTCTGTTAATGCTGCTAAGAGATTAATCTCTTGGTCACAAACAAAAGCAATTTGATATTGGTATTTAGCTATGATTAAAACTGCTGCAGGAATAGAAGCAGGGATAAGGGCATCGTAAAGGGCATCATAAACCCTACGAAGAATTACAGAAGAGTCATTATCCAAATTAGAAGTAACCCACTTGCGGACTTCAGTAAAGTTTTTATCTTTCAGATATTTAATCAGTTCATTTACAGAGATGTCTGAGAAAGATGCAAGAATGCCCGTGTCGATTTTTCCTCCCGTAGAATATCGTTGGCATTCGTTGAGGACGCGACGAAAATCTGGGAAGTGTTTTGTAACAAGTTCCGCAACGACTTTTTCATCGTACTCAATCTTTTCCGCATCCAGGATTGATTGAAGTCGTTGAAAGAAAGAACCTGCAAGTTGAACCCGTTGCTTTCCTTTGATTGTGAAGTCAATGACGGCACATCGGGAGTGCAGTGGTTCAATAATTTTGTTTTTGTAGTTGCAGGTAAAGATGAAGCGGCAGTTGTTATAAAATGCCTCAATATTCGCCCGTAGTAAGAGTTGAACGTCATTCCCGGTATTGTCCGCTTCATCGATGATAATGACTTTGTGTTTAGAAGATCCCGTAAGTGAGACGGTCGAAGCAAAGTTCTTTGCTTGGTTCCGTACAGTATCCAAGAAACGCCCTTCGTCGGATCCGTTGATGACATAATAATCTGCCCCCAGTTCGTTACATAATGCTTTTGCGATTGTTGTTTTACCAATACCAGGAGGACCCGCAAGAAGGAGATTTGGGATCTCACCCTTCTCTACAAACTCCTTGAATGTTTTTTTAGTATCATCAGGGAGAATACAGTCATCAATTACTTGAGGACGATATCGTTCCACGAAAAGGAAATCAGTTGTGTTAGTATTCATAGTATAAATAGTTCAAGGACGGTATTTTTCAGTTATGATTATATACAAAATAACCAATAAGATAAATGGTGATTTTTACATAGGACAAACAATCAAATCAAAAGAAGAAAGATTTCAAAGACACAAATACCAAGTGTCTTACAATTCAAAAACACATTTACATAGTGCTATGAGAAAATATGGTTTTAATAACTTTATCATAGAAGAGATAGAAAGTCAAATACCACAAGAAAATTTAAACGAAAGAGAAATTTATTGGATTAAAGAATTAAATCCACCATACAATATGACTGATGGTGGTGAGGGTTGCAATCCATTAAAATCTCCAAATTGGATTAAATCTATGAAAGAACATCATAAAAACAGACCAAAAGAAACTTATGCTTCTTATGGTATGAAAGGTAAAAAGCAGTCAAAAAACTTCCACGAAGCAATAAAAAAATCAAATTCAAATCCAGTTAGTATTGATGGAATTGAATATGAGAGTATTAAAGATGCAATGAAAATTCTTGGGTGGACTGAAAAAAGAGTTAGGTATAGAATTGATAGTCCCAACTATCCAAATTGTTTTCGTTTAAGAGAAAAAACTAAAAGATAGTAATTACGAAAATTCTTTAGATAGGGTTTCAATTACAATTTTAAACTCACTTTCAGGAAATGCCATTCTCCCAAGATTAAATAACCTCCGTGTTAGAACTGTATTTTCATAAGTGTATCCTTTTGAATTATCCAATCTTTCAACACTTATGGCAAATGGATGATGTTTAATATAATTAAACTCTTCATTTAATTCCAATTTACTCCAATAACATTTTCCACCCTGTTCTTCATATTTTTGAATTAGAGTTTCTTCCGTTAGTAAGATTTCTTTAACGGGTCTTTTATTCACCCTATTTCTTCCTTGACTGTAATTCACATTTGCTAAAAGTTTTTTAGCGGTTTTTCTGTTCATAATTTAATTTATCCACGAAGGTTTTCGTTGTGGCATACGGAGATAGTTATCAGACACCCAAGGTTTGGATGCAATATACCTTTTGTATGCTTCAAATGTATCAATAGTGTCGTCAAACTTCCATTCCTCAGGCATAGCACGAACAAATGGAGTTACTTCTGTAATCTTACCTTTAGGAAACAAATAGTATGCATCCACAAGAGTTTTATAACAGGAATGAACCTTACCATAACGGAGAGTATATTCATCACACAAGTTTAATCCGTGCTTAATCAACCAATAAGCGTTGTGGATACTTTCCGATACCCATTTGGTACAGGGATGATTGCGGAATGCACCTTTCTCTGTGCTGTAGGGGGTACTATCTGCCTTGAGAAGAGGACCATAGTTATGATACCACTTGGATGCCACGATAGAGAGCATTTGGCAGCATTCAAGAGCCATTTTCGTTACGTGACGGTCAGGAAGTACAATAGCACTTTCTGCTGGAAATGGTGAAGTGACAAAAATATTCAAAGTTAGTTCCTCAAAGTTTTGTAATAATTTAAAAGTTGTTCTAACTCTTCAATAGTAGCATCTCTTTTTAAAATGTTTGCTCTTCTGCTGACAACTGTAACATTTCCTTTTATATAACCTTTGGAACTGTCAATTCTATCTACACTTGGAGCACACATCCAAGTTTGTTTGTCTTCTCTTTTTAACTCAAATCCAAATACAGGACATTTTTCTGGAATAATAATATCTTCTAATTCAATTTTTAGTTTCATTCATATCAAAAACAGAACTTTTTAAGAACGTAATTCACTTTCTCTGGTTTATCTTCCATCCAAAATGCTTCGTGCTCAAGATCTCTAACACTTTTACCACTAATTGAAACTGCAGAATTTACATCATTTTTCCTTCTTTCAGTAAGGAGCATTTGATTCTTGGAGATCCCAAAAGGAATCATATATGATGAATTAGATTTACATGCTTGAGCAACGTGAGTAGATTCGTGAAGGAGAGTTTCGTTTACATCATACTCAGCATTACCTCTACTTTTGATTTTATTTGTACAAAATGTCAAAGTTTTTTTCGTAGAGTCAAACCACCCATAAATGTCGTATTGACGGCAAATTGGAGTATTTTCAACCACTCGCACCTTTTGAGAAATCATTTTGTAAATTTCTTGAGATGCGGGAGAAAGATAAAGTAAAAAGTCCATCAACCAAAAGTCGAATCGGGTTCCAGAGCAATATAATAGCACAGATCGTGGTTCTTAGATTGGAACCGTGACAAAAGTTTTTGAGACACAACTACTTCATAAGTGCCAGGAAGAATCTTAATATTCTCTACCTTGAAGTTGAAAGTGAACACGCTATCGGTTTCACCAACAACAATGGAAAAATCGTTAGAAGTGTCATTTTTCTTGTCACGAACAACCAGTTTCACAACACCTGCTTCACCAACAGCAGAAATGTCTGGGAGTTGATAAACTGCAGCTGCTTTCAGAAGTTTATCCATTTGCTCCGTAGAGAGTTCAAAACAAACATCCTCACTGGGAAGATTGATTGCTTTGTCTGGAGGAGTAACAATCACATTAGGATCCGCAAAGAAATACTTGGATCGCATTTTACCTTCACGAATGACAACGTAACCATCATTCTCAAAGTCCAGTTCAGGTGCTTTATGAAGTCCAAGACCATTGAGGAACTGGTTCAAATCATAGATACCAAAGTCACGGGGAAACTCTTCAGTAATAGTTGCTTCAGCAAGGATGTTTTTCATGACGCTAATGGTTCGGAGTTTGTTACCTTCCTTGAAGAGAATAGACTGATTGATACCAGAGAAGTTTTTGAGAACCGAAAGAGTTTTATCAGAGAGTTTCATAATAATCAGCGAAATTCAGAGAGACCATTATCTTGACGAGAGTAGTGACCGTCAAAGTGAAGAAGTAGCATAGCATAGTGAATGACTTTCAGCAAATCACGCTTATTGCGTCCATCCTTATCACCATAACGAGAACCATATTTTAAAATATTTGCCTGACAGAAACCAGGAGCAAGGTCTTTTGCTGCCATCAGGTCAATAGTTTGAATGTCACGATATTCTTGATTGTGACCACAATAGTGACTTCCATAAGTACTAGTCACATACTCCTGAATGTCTTTCAGGATTTTATCTTCGTTATATTTCCAAAGATGATTTGTTGTTTCACTCATAGTAATAGTAAAAGTTGTTTCAGTCATAAAAAGAGGAGGCACTTTTTACCTCCTCATATTCTATCAGTTTGCTTGCTGTTCGTCAACGTTCAGTTCAGTTTGAACTGGCATCTTGAAATCAGCATCCACCTTATCGTAGAGTTCAAGGAATGCTTGCTTGGTTTCGTCATCAAAACGATTGACGCAAACTTGGATTGCTTTTCCTTTATCTTGGAAGATGCTGTAAGCACGGATGATATGAACCAGGCGGCGGGTGCTGATGATTTCCTCAATACCACCATCATAGAAAGTCTTGCGGATAATGTCACCCCAATCAACCAGGCGCTTGCAGAAATCACGGTCCTCTACGCCAAGGTCCAGAGCAATACCCTCAAGAATCTTCTGCTCTACGGTAGGAGCAGGATAAGACTGCTCAAAGGTCACAGGGAAACGCTCCAGGAACGCTTCATTGAGCACGTTGGTGCCGATAAAGCGACCGTCATCAGAACCCTTGCCCTTGGTGTTTGCGGTGGCAATCACATTAAAACCAGCGGCAGGTTTCACGAACTTACCAATCTTTTTCAGGAAGACACCTTTACCTTCCAGAACGGATTGCAGACACAGGATTTTGTTAGAAGCAAGGTCAATCTCATCCAACAGAAGAATTGCACCACGCTCAAGTGCTTCAATCACAGGACCGTTGTGCCAGGCAGTTTCACCATTCACAAGACGGAAACCACCAATCAGGTCATCCTCGTCAGTCTCAATCGTAATGTTGACACGAATCAATTCACGTTTGAGTTGGGCACACGCTTGCTCCACCGAGAACGTTTTACCGTTACCCGACAGACCCGTAATGAACGTAGGGTAAAAGAGACGGGACTGAATAATTTTTTTAATATCGTTAAAGTTACCAAACTTGACGAAGGTATCATCTTTATCGGGAATAAGATTTTGATGAACTTCAGGAAGAACAGAAACGTTCTGGAAAGAACGCTCAATCTCCTGAACTTTTTGTTGCGTCACTTCCAAGTTCCACTTACCACGACCGACCTTAAAATTTTCCAGTCGCTTGGTTACAGTAGGATAGGAAAGGTTTTTGGGATGCACAATAAC